TCAGAGGATAAAAATGCTAAGACGTGGGCCCGCAACAATGGTGAATATGTGCAAACGATTAATCAGATTGATGAGTTGTTGGAAATCAGTATTGTAACGATGCCAGCATACACCGGCACCAGCGTTGAAGTTGGCCAGCGCTCGCGATCCTTAGCACGTTTTCAAGAATTAGAAAAATTGAATATAGCTCTCGAGTTAGAAGCTCTGCGATTGAATTCGTAGGGCTATTTTTATACCCAAATTTAAGGAGGGATCGAATTGAATAAATTTGATGAGCAGAAAAAAGAAATTAATGACCTGATTGCAAAAGCCCAAGACGCCATCGATAAAGGCGACTTGGAAACTGCCAGAAGTTTAAAGGCAGATATCGATAAGCAAAAAAAGGAATACGAAGAATTGCAGCAATTAGCTCAGGAAATTAATGATGCTGCACCACAAGACGCCAGCAATGATGAACCACCGAAGGCTGAAGAACCAGAAGTAAAAGATAACAAACCAGCCGATAAAGAGGATCCCGATTTAGAAAATCCAGCTGACACCGACGGAGATGAAAAACCGGAAGCTGACGACAAGCCAGCTCCGGAGGGAATGCCGGCTCCAGAGGCTGATAAGCCAGAAGCTGATGCTGATGAAGACGACGACAAAGACGATGACAAAAAGAAAAAAGGGGCGAAAAGATCGATGTCAAAATTAAACAACGAAGAAACTAACGAAGCCGTTTTAGCTTTTGAGGACTATATGCGTAGCAAGGGCGCTAAGCGGGATAATGTTAAGTCTGACGACGTCGGTGTAACTATTCCGGAAGATATCCAGTATCAACCGGAAAAAGAAGTTAACACCGTCCAGGACTTATCTCAGCTGGTACAAAAAACTTCGGTTAAAACGGCTAGCGGTAAATACCCGATCCTAAAGCGTGCAGATACGAAATTTAACACAGTTGAAGAACTGGAAAAGAATCCGGAACTAGCAAAACCGAAGTTTGAAACAATCGCGTGGGAAGTGTCTACCTATCGTGGTGCAATCCCAATTTCGCAAGAAGCGTTAGATGATTCTGTCGCCAACCTGACTGCAATTGTCCAAGAAAATATCCAAGAACAAAAAATCAACACTTTAAACGTTGAAATTAGCAATGTTTTAAAGACTTTTAATCCAGCAACAGTTAAAGATGTTGATGATTTAAAGGAAATCGCAAACGTTAAGCTTGACCCAGGCTATGATCGGCAAATCATTTGCACCCAGTCCTTTTACCAGAAATTAGACACTTTGAAAGACGGAAATAACCGTTACCTTTTAGAAGATAGCATTACAAACACTTCCGGCAACGTTGTACTGGGCATGAATGTAACCGTAGTACGTGATGACTTGTTAGGTGAAAACGGTGATGCCTTAGCCTTTATCGGTGACGTTAAGCGGGCCGTATTATTTGCTGATCGGTCAGATGTGTCAGTGCAGTGGATCGAAAATGAAATTTACGGTAAATATTTAATGGGCGCTTTTCGATTTGACGTTGAAAAAGCTGATGGCAATGCTGGCTACTTTGTATCATTTGGCGAAGCTGATGATGGTGGTAAGGACACTCCCAAAGGATCCCGCTAAATACAATAGCGGGGCCTCATATGACAGCCATGCAACCTATAAATAGGAGGTGCTGGCGTGTTTAAAATTGACAACGTTGAATCAATTAAAAAAGCGATCCGAGTGGACCATGACTTGGATGACGATTTAATCATGGGTGCCTATTTGCCGGCAGCGGAAAAAGAGGTTCGAACGGCAGTTTCGCTGGATAAAGCTGACACAGCATTTTATCAAAATAATGCGGTTTATAACTTGGCTGTTTTAAATCTCATTGCGCATCACTATGATAACCGGTCAATCACTTCAAACGAGCCTGTCAACGATGTACCCGCGGCTTCGCTAAAACTAATCCAAACACTGCGAGCAGATTTAGTTAATTGGAGAAAGGACCAGGAAGATGAATCTTAATCAGTTAGATTACCGGGTTATTTTTTATAAGATTATCGCAAATGGTCCGGAGGCCGGCATGAATAGGTTAGAAGAAGTATATTCTTGTTTTGCGGGTTTATACGAGCCGACGCAGAAAGACGTACAGCTCGGTA